GTTCAAGGAACTGAAGGAGCGCAAGGCACACAAGGCACCGAAGGTGCACAGGGCACACAGGGAACTGAAGGAGCGCAAGGAACTCAGGGTACTGAGGGAGCGCAGGGTCTTGAAGGATCACAAGGTGCACAGGGTGCCGAAGGTAACTTTGGTGGTATCACAGTTGTTTACAACTATGACGACACTGTCACAATGGCAGACCCAGGCGACAACAATGCTCGTCTAAACAATGCTAACCCAACTCTAGTTACACACCTGGCATTAGATGATAATCCTGCTGATGGTAACTATGACGTCTCTAACTTTTTACAAACAATCGATGACTCAACATCAACAATTAAGGGTCACGTAAAGGTATCTAGAAAATTTGATACTGCTACTTTTTACCTCTACACAATCTCTGGTGTTACAGATTCAGCGCCAAACTGGTTTGATGTAGAAGTTGCTTACGTCTCTGGTCAAGGAGCATTTACTGACGGAGAAGAACTTCTCTTTACATTTGCTCGCACTGGTGATGTTGGTGCTCAAGGCACACAAGGTACTGAGGGAGCCCAGGGCGTTCAAGGAACTGTAGGTTCACAAGGAACTCAAGGCACACTAGGTGCTCAAGGAACCCAGGGTACACAGGGCGTACAAGGCACATTAGGTACACAGGGAACTCAAGGTACTGTTGGTAGCCAAGGAACTGTCGGTTCACAAGGAACATTAGGTACACAGGGTGCTGAAGGTGCTCAGGGAACTGAAGGTGCTCAGGGAACACAAGGAACTGATGGAACTCAAGGAGTCCAAGGTTCTGAAGGAACTCAAGGCACACAGGGAACTGAAGGAACTCAGGGTGTACAAGGCTCTGAAGGAACTCAGGGAACTCAAGGAGCAGAAGGTGCTCAGGGAACTCAGGGTACTGAGGGAGCGCAAGGCCTAGAAGGTTCACAAGGTGCTGTTGGTGCTGAAGGTTCATTCGGCGGTGTAACTGTTGAGTACGTATTCAGTACTAACACTACAATGGCTGACCCAGGACAGGGGTACATTCGCCTAAACGATGCATCTAACAACGGTGCAACAGCCTTTGCTATTGACACAAACGATGTTGATAACACAAACATTGCTTCTTATCTTCAAACTATTGATGACTCTACCTCAACCATTAAGGGTCACTTAAAGATATCTCGTAAGTTTGACCCATCTGTCTTTACTCTTTACGCAATTAACTCAATGGTTAATCAATCTGGATGGTTTGAACTAAACATTACAGAACTATCTTTCGGTGGAGTTATAGGTAATAACGATGAAGTATTAATTACTTTTGCTCGTACTGGTGACATCGGTGCTCAAGGAACCCAAGGTACTGAAGGTACTCAAGGCGTTCAAGGTACTGTAGGTTCCCAAGGTACTCAGGGAACACTCGGAGCCCAAGGCACACAAGGAACTCAAGGAACACAGGGCACTGAAGGTGCACAGGGTGTACAAGGTACTCAAGGTACGCAAGGCGTACAGGGCTCTGAAGGTGCACAAGGAACTGTTGGTTCACAAGGAACTGAAGGATCTCAAGGTACAGAAGGCGCCCAAGGTACACAAGGTACTGCTGCACTCTGGAACTTTAGAGGCGCTTACAGCCCTGGCGCTGAATACGCAGTTGGCGATGTTGCAACTTACCAAGGACAGACTTGGTACCGTATTGATGCTCATGGCGGCAACACTGGAGACACCCCTTCAGAAGGAGCCTACTGGACATTACTTTCTGCACAGGGTGTACAAGGTTCTCAAGGAGTTCAAGGTACTGAAGGCGCTCAAGGTACTGTTGGTTCTCAAGGAACCGAAGGTGCACAAGGTACTGTTGGATCTCAGGGTACCGAAGGTACACAAGGAACACAGGGAACTGAAGGTACTCAAGGCGTCCAAGGTACAGTCGGTGCTCAAGGTACTGAAGGACACTCTGATCGTTACAAGACAACCTCTACTACTTCACGTTCAATTGCAGTAGCAAACAACGTAAGTTTTGTACTGGCTGATCCAGATCTTTCATACTCAGTAGGTCAAGATGTAGTAGTTGCTTACGATGTAAACAACCACATGTCTGCAACTGTAGTAAGTTACACATCAGGCACTAACACTCTCGTTGTAAATGTTAACGACGTTAGAGGTTCAGGAACATACGCTGTATGGTCAATCAACCTTGATGGTGCTACTGGTGTACAGGGTACAACTGGAGCCCAGGGTACCGCAGGTGCACAAGGTACAACTGGAGCCCAAGGTGTAGAGGGTGCTCAAGGTACCTCTGGTCAACTCGGAACTCACGCAGAGACCATCACTGGAACCTCTACAGACGGTGGAGCAACTGGAACTACACAGTTCACAGTTACACACAACCTAGGTACTACAGACATCATGGTCACAGTCTGGGATACCTCTACAAAGGCCGAAGTTGTAACAGACATTGTGTACGTAACAAACAACACAGTCACAATCGGATTTGCAGTCGCCCCAGTAACTACTCAGTCCTACAGAGTGGTAGTCAAGGCGTAACACATGAGCAAAAAAGCACTCGTCCCTATCAACGTACTGTCCAGCAACGTAGAACCTGCTGGACGGTACGATGGTGACGTCTACTTTAATTCTATTAGCCAAAGTTTCTTCGTGTATAACGGAGTTAGTTGGATAGAGTTTTTGCCGAATATTCAACCAGTAACAGAAGACGGTGGAATTGTTGGTTCAGCACAGCCAGATGACCTGGATGGTGGAGCACCAGCAACAACTGACTTTGAAACAACCTTCGATGGAGGAAACGCTTAATGGCAATTAGAATCCAAGTACGCCGTGGAACTGCTACTCAATGGAATACCGCAGACCCTGTCCTTGCTGCTGGTGAAATTGGTTTTGAGACCAACACTGGCAAGTTCAAGGTGGGTGTAGGTGGCTCTACTGTCTACAGCGATCTTCCTTACTTCCTCGATGAAGACGATGTTGCCAGCCTCATTAGCAGCAACGCATTAAGTACTACTGATGATCTTACAGAGGGCTCTGCTAACAAGTACCTGACTGCTGCAGAACTCGGCACGATTATCAATCGTGGAACATTAAACAACATCACTTTTACATACAACGCTGCAGTACAAGGCATCGATGTGTCTGTACCGACAGTCCAAGGAACTACTGGAGCCCAAGGAACTCAGGGTGTACAGGGAGTTCAAGGCGTACAGGGTGTACAGGGAGTTCAAGGTATTCAGGGCGTGCAAGGTGTACAGAGCCTCTCAATTCAAGGAACCCAAGGAACTCAAGGTACGCAAGGCGTACAGGGTGTACAGGGAGTTCAAGGTCTTGAAGGCTTTGTAGGATCTAACGGTGCTCAAGGTACCCAAGGTACCGATGGAACGCAGGGTGTACAGGGCACACAGGGTACGCAAGGAGTTCAAGGTACTCTTGGTGCTCAAGGCGTACAAGGTACTACTGGTACACAAGGTACACAGGGTCTTGAAGGATCTTTCGGTGGTGTTACATTTGATTACTCTTACGACAGTGATACAACTGCAACCGATCCTGCTAACAAGTATCTAAAGTTTAATGCTGCATTAGCAAGTGCAACTATCCTTCGTATTGATGATAACAACTTCGACAATACAGACATTCACAACTACCTACAGACCATTGACGATTCAACATCAACCATCAAGGGTCACGTAAAGGTAACTAAGAAGACTGACAACACAATATTTGCACTCTACACAATTGACTCTTTAGTAGACCAGGCTAATCATTTTGACATTACTGTGGCGTATGTCGCTGGTAACGGCACCTTAACTGACAATGACCGAGTATTAATTACCTTTGCTCGTACGGGTGACGTTGGAGCCCAGGGTACCCAAGGAACTCTTGGAGCCCAAGGAACTCAGGGAACTAATGGAACGCAGGGTGTACAAGGTACGCAAGGAACCCAAGGAGTTCAAGGTACCGTTGGCGCACAGGGAACTCAGGGAGTTCAAGGAACCACTGGTACACAGGGAACGCAAGGTACTCAAGGAACCCAGGGTGTGCAGAGTATTGCCACACAGGGAACTCAAGGTACAGTCGGTCCACAAGGTGTACAGGGAACATTGGGTGCTCAAGGAACTATCGGTCAAGAATCTGCGAACCCTACAGTCACTATCCTTCTTTTTGGTGGAATGTAACTAAAGCAGTTCTGTACTACCCCGATGTATCTGACTGACTTGTGCTGCCTCTTGTAAGAATTTAATGGGGCGGTATACACCAGGCTTTACTGTGAAGGTATTGAAGGTCATCTGATCTTCCTCTTTCTTCATGCGGAAGTTAAAGATGTACCAGTCAATTGGGCAGTTGATGCCTCGTGCTTCCACATCCTCAACTGCACGCTGTGCACCCTTACGACTGACTGCATAACCTGCACAGGACCACTGCTGGTATGAGCGGCAGGTGTACTCCTCACCAAGATCATGCGCTGCCTCGTTGTAGGCAAACAGGGAATCATCTGGAACAAAGAAAGAGAAGAAGTCCCAGATGGGCATTAACTCCTGCATGTACATGGTGACAATCTCTTTGAAGTTCTTGCTTACCAAGATGTCATCCTCAAAAATAATTAAGGTGTCGTAATCTGTCTCTAGGAACTTCTTGTACGCTAGATAGTTACTAGCCCACACCCCAATAACGCCAGCAGATGGTGGGAAGGTCTCACCTGGCTGACAGTAGTCATAGACAGTATTTACTTTAAAGCCAGGTGTCTGATTAACAAATGCCTCAGCCTTATCTGCTGTGTTCAAGTACATCGTGGGCGAACCTAGACGAGGCAAGAAAGAGAGCGCCTCTACAATTCCTTCATAGGATTTATTTCGGAGTGTGTTTCCAGTATCAGTATGGAAGACCTCATAGCAGGCGTTATCTAACATCGTTAGTGTCCGTTTGTAGATAGGCGTTATTAAGTAACGCAGTTATAGACTGCTTTAACTGTGGTCTAAACATAGGTAGGAACATTGATCCACCAAACCTAGGGTTACTCTCAAAGATAACTGGCTTTCCGTCACGGAGTTTAAAGTTTACATTTGCTGGACCGCTGTAGTTAGCAAGTTTAAAGATCTTACGGAATACATCAAGAACCTCTGGCTCCATAGTGACAATCTTGTTTTCAGCAAAAGGCCCCATGTTCACTTTGCCATCTCTAGGTACTGGTCCTTCAAAAGTTACGTTCCAGAGAATTTCTCCATCTTTACACATAACTTGAGTAACGTACTCAACATCTCCCTCTACGTACTCTTGGACAAGGTACCGATGATCTTTAAACCGATGATTATTAAGAGCCCACTCATATCGTTCTTGATCCCAAATCAAGACTATACCCACACCTCCGTAAAGATCTAACCTCTTCATTATGAAAGGAAACTCTGGGGTAGATGAGGTTATGTCTAGTGTCTTTGGAAAGTACTCCTGTAGATCATTTCGTTCTAAAAACTCATAGAATAAATCTTTGTTATTAAAAGTATGTAAGGTGTCGTGCGAAGACACTAGAGTAAGACAGCCCTTGGGATGGTTGAAGTTATCCGCTACCGATAACGGGATCAGGACAGTCTTGTTGTAATTCTTAGAGACCTCTTGCAAGGGGAAATCGAGAGTATCAACCTCTATAACTTTCTCGATTGACGAGAATCCTTTCCAGAACTCAGAGTCTGCTCCCAGAGCATCTTTCCAAGATGACCATAGCCCTTTGCCATAAACAACTACTAGCATTTCTCAATCCACAACTGATAGCCAGATTCAATGATGGTGTACTGGTCTTTACACACCTCTAGGAAGCCGTCTACGCCTCTCTTAGGCTCTAGGAAGCGGTCTCCGTTGTAGTTCCATAGGTAGTCATCAAATGCCATGACGCCACCCTTCTCAAGGAGTTTGAAGGCGTTGAGTCCATCAAGGGCTGTCTGTAGCGCTGTGTGATCGCCATCGATATAGATGAAGTTATAGGTGCGAGATGGGCGATTGAAGAACTCATCGCTAGTCATCTTGTGCTTGGTAATGCGTGGATCTTTAAACCGTGAGTCGTAGTAGTCCTCTACGGAAGTAAAGTCGATGGAATCATGTGCCTTCTCTTCACTTCCCTCCCAGGTATCGACATCATCGAGGTACTCGATCTCGCAGTTGTCCATCAGCCACTCTGTGGCATCGCCTGTATAGGTGCCGATCTGTAATGCACGAAGTGGCACATTAGGCACATGACGGAAGTACTTCTCTACACTCTTAAACCAATTAGGAAACATATTAGAACAACTTTAAGTTATTGAGGCAGCCGCTTACATACTCTGGTGCCATCTGGTGATCATCGAGTAGATGCTGGAATAGAACTTTACTCTCTTCTTTGCGGCCTAACCACCAACCTGCTACAGCCTTCTCAAACAGCAAGCAGTAGGAGCCGTTGTAATCGACATATGTTGGTAGTGGATTATTGAAAGTGGTGGTTGCATAGAGCAAGCCCATCTCCGCATAGGTGTAGCACTGCTGGTACTCCTTATTGCGTTCGTGAATACGGGCTAACAAGAAGTACGCCTCTGGGCGATTAGGCATGTAAGCAGCAGCCTGCAAGATGTTGTTGAACACTGTCCGATTGCGGTCTCCTTGATGCGTCCAACACATCGCCATCTTGAGCAGAGATGCATAAGCAATTAGCGGATGAGTCTTGTATCCAAACTCAGCGGCTCGCAAGTAGAAGCCAGCAGCAGATGCATACTGCTTCTCTCTGTCGTAGGCCTCAGCAAGATCAAAATTGAGTTGTACATCCTCAGGCTTTTCAGCAAGAGCGATCGTTATCTCTTTAATTCCCATATGCCATCGCCTCCGTAACTAAGCCATTTACAACCTTCTTTGGTATCTCTAGAACAAAGGCTGCATTATCTTGCACACCAAAACTTAGCAGTAGTTTGCCGTTACGAACAGCGGCTCCTACACAGAACTCGATTGGTGTATCTAAGAATGCAAATGATTTAGACAGACCCACGAAGTTAAACTCCTTGTCCCACACGATCATTCGGTGACGGTAGATAGAGTCTTTCTGATTGAGGTAGTTACGCCACAACTTTACTTCGTGAGTAAATGCGATGTAGTAATCACCCCAAGAAACAATATTAGTACCACCACGCTGATCGATAGGTACAGAAGGTGTTTGTTTTACCAGTACCTGCTCACACTCAGACTTATCAGGATTAGCCTTAACAATCTCAGTAGGCATAGCCCACTTCACAAAGTGATACGGCATATCAAGGATAGGCATCCAGTTCTTCTCACAGTAGGAACTGACATCGATAGGAGGCGGTATACGAACTCGCTGTACCTCTTTGGCTGTCCAATTAGTTTTGTCTAACTCAATCTTGGAGTACTCCATACGACCTTGACCATTAGGCGTGGTATCACGACGAACACCAATTAGGTAGTAGTCACCATCCCATTGAGTGATGCGGCAATCTTCTTCGCCAACAAACTCCCAGATAGGTGGGACATCGAGTGCCGAGTAATCAACCTTAGTGTAGTTGATGATATTGAGATCCTTATCAAGACGGCAGAGGTAGTTGGTCGTAACTAGCCGCTGATCTTTTTCAGGATGCAGGTATGACAGTGGTCCCCAAGGACTGAAGAATCTCTGGTCGTGCTCGCTATGGTAGAGCGTGTAGTTGACGTGGCGGATGTTGACAAGTATGTCGCCATCGTCATCGATAAAGATCGAGGGATTCATTAAGCCCATACCAGAGGTGAGGCTATGAGGCAGGATGAGGGGCGCTAATTTTCCGCCCTGAGAAACCGATTTATGCACCAAATTCATACTGTTACTTTAGCCCACATAGAGTTTCTGTACCAGTTAACCTATGCATATCCCCTTCGAAGGAGTCGAACTTTGCCTACAGTTTACAAGACAATTGCTCAAGCAGCACCAGCGGCAACAACGCTGACTACGCTGTACACAGTCCCATCATCAACCTCAGCCGTGGTCTCAACGATCATCATCTGCAACCAGGCAGCCTCTGCTGCCACCTACCGCATTGCGGTTAGCCCAGCAGGTGCTGCAGTAGAAGCCAAGCACTACATCGTCTACGGTGCGACAGTTGCAGCCTCTGATACAACTGCTCTTACTCTTGGAGTTACTCTAGCAACTACAGATGTAGTTCGTGTATACGCATCAACTGCAAACCTATCCTTCTCACTCTTTGGCAGCGAAATCTCCTAATCAATTAGTTAGAGGTATATCAAGTGACTATCACTAACAGAGTTTCACTCAAGAGCGTCGAGTTTGGCATCACGCCTATCGATGACGTTCCAGACGCCCCTACCATTGGAGCGGCTACAAACGTTGGAACTTCTCGTGCATACAATAACGGCTCAGCAACTGTCGCTTACACAGCAGCAGCAACTGGTGGTCCAGTAACTACATTTACTGCAACAAGTACACCTGGCGGATTTACTGGTACTGGTGCATCTCCTATCACAGTCACAGGATTACAGAGTGCAACTTCTTATACTTTTGCCGTCTCTGCTGCTAATGCCAATGGCACATTGACCTCTGGATCTTCTTCGAGTATTACTGCAACCACAGTCCCACAGGCTCCCACTATTGGTACTGCTACTTCTCCTACCTCTACAACTGCTTCTGTTCCATTTACTGAAAATGCAACTGGCGGTTCAACCATAACAGGATTTACTGCAACATCTTCTCCAGGAGGATTGACAGGAACTGCTTCCTCAAGTCCAATTACAGTTTCTGGATTGACAGCAGGTACTGCGTACACATTCACTGTAGTAGCAACAAATGCTAATGGTAATTCTGCTGCATCTTCTGCAAGTAACTCTGTAACTCCTAACATCCCATACTTCTTAGCAACTCTTGATGGTACAGGTAATGACAGTGCAGTTGGAATTAAGTTTGATTCTTCAGGAAATGTTTACGTTTCTGGAATATTAAGTAGTGCTGGAGACATCGGAGTTGTAAAGTACAACTCATCAGGAGTTGTTCAATGGCAGCGTCGTCTTGCAAGTGCGGGGTATGACACAGGACTTGATATCGCCTTAGATTCTTCTGGAAATATCTACGTATGTGGATCAAGTGCTGGTTTAATGATTCTTGCCAAATACAATAACTCAGGAACAATACAGTGGCAGCGTACTCTTGGGACAGATGGCGGTGGAGCAAACAACATTGCATTAGACTCTTCAGGAAATCCACATGTCATTGGTTACTCTAACTTTGCTGCACAAGGTACCTATTTCTTTGTTTTAGCAAAGTATGACACCTCAGGCAACCTACAATGGCAGCGCCGTGGTGGTACAGAGTTCCAAGAAGGTAAGGGCATTGCCGTAGATTCTTCAGGAAATATATTTATTTCCGCAGAAAGTAACAGTAAGATGTTTATAGCAAAGTATAACTCTTCAGGAACTATTCAATGGCAATTTAAATCGGCACAAAATGTCTATGGAGAAAACATGACCATAGACTCTTCAGGAAATATTTACGTTTTAGGAAAACAGTTTAGCCCAGGAGTTGGATTTGTGTTAAAACTAGACACCAATGGCTCAGTGCTGTGGCAAAGAAGCGTTACTCCTCCTCAAAACAACACAGTTCTAGAGGGAATAGCAGTAGATAGTTCTTTAAATGTGTATGTGAGTGGGGAAGGAGACTTTAATACAGGAACTGCAAGAGATCTGTACTTAGCAAAGTTTAATTCTTCAGGAACTATTCAATG